CTCTGCTGCGGATATACCTACGATTCTGCCTGCTTTCTTGGCTGGTGAAGTCTTCGCAGCTTTCTTAGCTGGTACAAGACCCTTTGCTTTTACAGCTTTGACTGCTGGTGCTGGCTTCTTAGATTCGATAGCTGCTTTAGCATCTTGTAATGCTTTGGCGATAGCTGCATCTTCTGATGCTTGATCCATAGCTTTCTGCTTAACAACTGGGTCGTCAGATAATATTTCTGGACCATTGTAGTCAGAGAAGTCTGCGAATGGCTCGGACTTGCTGTATGTACCGATAGGTTCGCCTGTAAGTGGGTTGATATTGGTGGATTGTGTCATTGTTAATAAGTTGTAAATAAATTTAAAGTGTACCAACAAGATGACCTTGCTGATAACGATTCTACGGGGAGTTGAACCCCGACCATGTCCGTGACAGGGACACGTTCTAACCATTAAACTATAGAATCAGGTCACGCAATGAATGATGGCTTGCGTGATGGTATGCGTAGGTAGTTGGTAGACAACCATGGCTTGGTGTTGAGATACTTGATGTATGCCTGAATAGTAGTGATAGTCGTATCATACTTGATATCTTCTGGCATAGCACGTGTGAAGGTTGTGACCTTGTGGTATGCTTGTGAAACAGCGTCGTCGAAGCATAGGTCGTAGATAGCAACAGCTTCTATGATAGGATTGTAACAAGCATGACGCTTGTCGTAGCGTGCAGTGTACTCGTTGCATAGTGCAATACCGTGTGCAATAAGCCATGCAAGATTGTACTGGTTGGCAGCAGCCCACTGCGTACATGGATGGTTGCGGAAAGCACCGGCTTTGGTGGCGTAAGGTATGCCGTTGGCACGGTGCAACTTGCCTACGCCGTAGTACCAGTCGCTGTATATAACTGATAACATTTGGCAGCACTCTAGCGGCATCTTGACTACGTGCTTGTCGGGCAAGTTGCGTGCTGACTGCATTGGGCTGGGATCGGTAACAAAGATGTTCATACTTATATTATAGTCTAAATATCGCAGATTGTCGACCTTTTGTCAGGATTCTCGGATAAATCATTTGAGACTATCCTTGATTCTAGCTCCGCACACCACTCATAGTTGCGTGCACGTTTGTATGTAGCATCTGTCTCCTGTATGTAGACAAACATCTCCTCATTACGTATGCGTGCTGCTACAAATGCGTCGATAGGTATGCTGTTGTCCTGAATCATGTTGTAGTCGTCCTGACTGATGTACACCTCTGGTATGTATATGTGTGGCATTACATCATCTCCCCGAATATCATAGCGTTGCCGTTATGTTGGTATGCTTTCTTCATAGCTGCATATGTAGGCACTGGACAGTCTGTCCATGTTTTGTGTGAGACAATCCAACCATAGTCTAGTAAGTATGGTATCATGTCCTTGTCGTCTATGTATGTATTAAATGGCATTGGTGGCTTCCTCCTCGTAGCATGTTGGGCAAAATATAACTGTGCTTGTTTCGTGTCTAACTGTATGTAGAGTATTCTTTTTCTCCTCTACTATGTTACTGACCTTCTGTTTAACCCAGTTGTCTGCGACATTAGTGCCGCACTTGATACATTGGTAACTGTAACTTGGCATTACTTCTTACCTCCGTCAATAACTGTTAACTTTGTCTTTGCATGTTGTAGCTCTTTGGCTAACTGGTAGTTCTCTACCTCGTCCATGCTCATGTCAAGCATGTCATGTGATGCGGCTAAGTCATAGGCAATAGTAGCTATGAATATGTAGACCACATCCTTGAGATACTCATTCTGTACTTGGAATCTCTCCTTCTCTGATGTGCATAACTGCTGTGCTCTGTTGTATGCGTTCATGGCTGTTGCATAGTACTCATAAGCATGATTGTCGTCTAGCAACCAGTGATGTATGTCCTCGTTGTGTTCTGCGTAGAAGTCGACTATCTCCTTTGTAGTTTGGTGGTGTACAAAGTTCTTCTCGTTGTGGTCATGCATAAGTGTCTTGACCTGTATTGGTGTGTAGTCAGCCATGATAGCCTTGACTGCGTCATTGGTATAATCTTGCATAATTAAATAAACTCCATTGGTGATGTTGTGTATAGACCAACTGCTTCCTGTTGGTACATTTCTTTGTATAGCTCTGCTACGTCGTGTACGAGCTGTGTGTCAGCTGTGTCAATGATGACTACCTTGCTATCTTCTGGCATAGACTTCCATGATCCCATTGCGTCTTGCACAGTATAGCCGTCGAAGTTAGCATCAAGTACTTCCTGACAATATAGTTCCCAGTCTAAGTCTGAGACATAGCCTGTGTCGCCTATGTTGCGACCTAATGTTAGATGGTGTAGCATACTGCGACCTGTGATGATAGTGATTGTTGATAGTTGTACAAGTTAAGAAAGTCTTGTGGTAAGAATAATAATAAACTTGTAAGTAGTGATAGTGTTAGCATATTGTTTCGTCCTCCTATTTATATTATAGCTAAAATTTGATGATAAGTCAAGAAATATTAAGAAAATGAAATAATATCTCCTGATGGCTTGTAGATCGTGACCTTGGTAGTGTACTCGCCTAGTTCTGGATTGAGTAGTGCTGTAGCTAAGTCCTGTTCGTTTGCGTAGTTGAAGTTACAGTCGTGTTGTACGTCCTCGAACTCGTCTGAGTTGAGTGATATTATAATTACGTTCTGTGTGTCGTCCTGATCTGAGCGTTCGTACTCTAGACCACATGCGTCTACTAGCTCCTCGCAGTCTACGTCTATCTCTATGTGTATGTCGTATGTGCTACGACCTTGTGAATGGACTGTGTCCTGTACTGTTGTCATATTGCGTCCTTGTGATGTGTGTGATGATGTGCGGAAAATTTGTCTCTATACTTATATTATAGCATCTCAACATGAGACTGTCATGAGATGTGTGGAATCTCTGATGAGTATACTGTGTCGCATGAGACTGATTGTGATGAGAGTGAGAATCATGAGACTCACCCTATTTGTTTATGATATTTATTTGTATTATTATTTGATTTAATAAACTTACTCTTACGATTACAATTAATTGTTGATGGTAATACTGTATAAGTTACATCTTTACAGTTCTCTTCTAAGTGCGTAATCGAATCACTAAGTTGTTTATAATAAGTAGTAGAATGATGATAGAATTTAAAACGTTGATGATTCATAATAATACTAAACTCCTACTGATTGTAATTGATTAGTATAATTAACACCATTAACTTCTAATCCTAATAGTTGTAAACAAATAATATCTTTGTCAGTTAGTGTTAACTTACCAGTTAGAGTCTGAAGTGCGTCTGCATAGACTGGATCTGTAACGTAATGTAATGTTCTTCCGAAGGCTGTCTTATCTTGTGTCTTAATGTTGGTCATGTTTTGAATCTCCTTGTCTGTTATATACTTATTATAACCGACTCAACTGAGACTAACATGATATTTGAGCAGTACAACACATCCCATTTGAGTCGCATATGATTGTGAGTCTTAGTCTAATACTGATTGATACTGGTCTAAGACTGAGATGCCTACAGATAGCGACTCATACAACACACGAGTCTATTGCGTCCATGTTGCGTTGATTGTGAACGGTGTACCGCACCTTGACGAGTCTTACAGTGTGTCTACAGTGTGTTACGTCCTTGTTCCGCTGAGTCTCGTGCAACTCGCAAGACGCAATGAGACTGGACTGCTATATAGTATTGAGACCCTATTGGGGTAAATGCGACCTGTGCTACACGTATAATAGGCTTCAGAAATTTATGCTGTTTTTTACCGTTATACGCTGTTATAGGAGTTAGTGGAGGTCTATTAGAAATATCCAATCAGAGGATATTAGGTTACAGAGGAAGAGTCCACCCTTCTCCTCCCCTGTATAAGTGCGTGATCGACCTAACGCCAGTTATGGTGGTCGTTGTAGTCTTCTAGACCCATGCACTCTTGTCTTTGTTCTAGATTCAACCCCATTACAAGATGATTTGCACTTGCTTGAGGGTTATCTATGAACTCAGCTAGCATATTAGCAAACTCATCTCTCTTTCTCATAGCTATTTGGTCTGCTGCGGAGATAGATAGGGCATCTGTAAAGTATTTAACGCCTTGAGCTAGACAATCTAGCCTATCGTCGTGTTTTACAGCTCCTTTCTGTCTACACATACGGCTCATTTGGTAAAAGAGCATATATAAGAGCCTACTTTCAGGTGCACTGTCTTTGTTGGAGGAATAGTCCCAATCAATAACAGCCCTGTCAACAACAAGGCGGTGTTGGTTAAGCACAGGCTCAAGACTATCAATGATCCTGTCCTCCTTTCTGACATTTGCCCTAATCTCTTCAATATCAATGTTCTGTTTCGTCTGAATAAGGTGTTTCTTAAATAGTTCACTTACGATTCCATCTCCAAAGTTTGTTTCGATAACCAGCGATGTAACTCCATACTTCTTGCATCCCTTAAGGATGTCAAGCAAGGTAGTATCGCTGTACCCGTCTCTGTACGCTCGCACCTCATGCAAATAGATGATTCCGTTCTTTTGGGATAGATAACAAGCCGCTGTTTCGTCTGTTCCTCTTCCCGAAGGATCGACACTACAAATGGTCTCGTCAAACTCAGCCCACTCTCCCTGCATTTGCATAGGTGAATAGAAATAGTCTCCCGGTAGTCCCACTGTTGGGGCATCTTTGATGACATTGGCTGGATCTGAGCACCATATAATGTTTTCGGGTGCAGAATCAGGATTAACGCTAGTAACAATGAGATCAGCCATCTTAAGTGGAAATTTCTCTGCATCTGATAAACTTGTGTCTAATTGAAACTGCAACATGTAGTTTGACCGCCCCATAGAAGCTTCTCTTTCAAGTAGGTCTTCATGAGTAAAGCGATCATCTGTAGGAGTCCAGTCTTCTGCTCCATTATCTATATCTGCCTGTAACTCAGGTGCTAGTAGTCCTTCGTATTGGGTAATGCCTGTTCCTCTTGGATATCTGGCTGGCCAAACCAAGGGACGATACGAACGCTCTGCCAACTTACGATAAATAGTAAAAGTAGTCTGAGGAGTCCCGAGATACATAATACGGCTATCATTTTTGGGTGTAAGGATAGATTCCGCTTCCGTACAGAGTTGTAAAAGTTTTTCACGCATGAACTCCGTCATACTGTTTCCCGGCACTTCTATGTCGTCTAAAATCATCAAGTCTGCCCTGCTCCCAGTAAGCTGCCCTGTAATACCCACACTCTTCACCGAAGGTGCTTGGTGGGGTGAGCAGTTTACGTCGAAGCTGATACGTGACCATCTTGAGTCGTCGGATTTTGGTCTTAAGAAAGTTAACCATGGTGTCTCTATAATAAGTTTCTGTAAGAAGATAGACATGTTATCTGCACGTTCTTTAGACGCAGAGATAATCATGATCTTTCTTTCGGGGTCATTAAATAAAGTCCATAGAACAAAAGCACCAGTAATCCAGCTCTTACCAACGCCCCGAAACGCCTGTATTTGTAGTCGCTTGGGACCAGTCTGCAAGTAATCTGCAATCGCATATTGTGCCCTCGTAGGCGGTGGAAGATGTAATTCATGCCACAACGCCTGCAAGAACAACTTAAAGTCTTGCTGTAATAGGGCTAGGGAATTTTTTTCGGCTGACATTATTGATTCTTCATAATAAACTTAACAATATCAAACTTAGGATTAGTTTGTATTATTAATTGTATATCATCAATCGACATGCCTGTCATTTCTTGTAATTCTGCCATCTGTTCTGAAACGCTCATGTCATTTAACCTTCTTAATTTAATTTGTTCAATAAGTCTTTTTCTAACAAACTCACGTTGTTTTTGCTGACGTCCTGTAACTGAGTCTAATGCAGCATCTAATTCACTTGCTCGCATTTCTTCTCCAATTTCTGTAACAAGATCTTTCATCTGTGGAACTTGATAGTCGTCACCAACTGTAGTTTTGTTTAAAAGTCCTCTATCATCAAGGTCAACAAGTCTATCAACCAGTATATCTAGCTCATCATCTAACTGATCTGCTGGTATGTCTTCATATAAGTCTCTAAATGTAAATTCAGCTTGGTTAGTTATATCTTGAGATTGTTTAACTAATTCTGCATACTCTTGCCACTTTTCTTTTCTGTACTCAAAGTCCAGTTTCATTTTTTTTCTAACTTCTTTAGTCCAAAATTTTTCACCACTTGGACCAATCTTAGCATCTAGAAATCTATGTGTTACACTATGAGGTGTAGGAAATCTAGTAGGTATTCCATTTTGAAGAATAGTTGTAGGTTTATTACCACCAACTAAAGCTACTAAGTTAAAAGCATCATTACCGGGGCGTAACATATTTCTAAATAATATTTCAGTAACTTCCCACCATTCATCACTACCAAAACGTAATCCGTCGTATCCGGGTAGTGAACCTTTTATCGGAACAGTATGGTGTAACTGAAACTTACGTGCAGGGAATCCTAATTTATTTAAAAGACTAGCATATTTTTTTTGAAGTGCTGGAATTTTTGCTTTTTGTATAAGGTTAAAATCAATTTTAGTATACGGCACAGACTCAAACAATTCACCAAATAATCTACTAGCACTGTTTACAACTTTAGGTCGCATTATCTCGTACTTGTTAAAATCAAATGTTAAATCCTTCATTCCCCATGTATTTATAAGTTCTTGAGCTATTCTTTGAGTTTGTTTTGGACTTTCATAATATCTTGCTCGTCCGAATGTACCAGTAGTACTAAAGTTTGGAGGACGCTTTTTTGCAGCTCCTACACTGCCTGCTAAATCAAATGGGCTATCTGAACCAGATTGTATTCTAGCTCGTAAATCTCTAAACATACCAGTAACTCTTGGGTCTGCAAGATCAGTAGCTTTGGCAAATCCAGCTCCAAGTACACCACCAGCTCCAACTCCTAGACCAAACTCCTGAGCTGTAGGCAATCTGCCTTCATCTACAGCAGCAATACTGGTAGTTTCTATTGCACCAGATACAGCACCTGTACCAGCAGCTCTAGTTATCCTACCAGCTTTAGTTATAGCTTTACCTTGTGCTAAACCGGGTATTTGACTAGCCGCAGCTGATCCTAATACTTCACCAAAACTAAACTTACCACCACGTATACCTTGTGCTATAGTGTTAATAAGAGCAGATCCAACAGCCTGAGACCCGGGTACGAGTGTTAGTGCATCTAGTAAACTGTTAGCTCCTACTTCAAAAGCTAAACCAGCACCTACTCGAGCCAAATTACGTGACTCAAGTGGTAGTTCTATCTGTTCATCATCATCTTCAGTGCCTTTTCTACGTATTTCTTCATTACCTTTAGTAACTTCATCGTAGACCTGTTGGTTTTCAGCATCGTACTGTTCTTGTGCTTCTTTTAGTTCCTTTTCAATCGGATCTAGTTCTTCTTCTTCATTCATCTAATGTGTGATAAAATAGTTTGTTCTCTATCAGTAATGCCAAATGTCGACCTCATCCAGTCCCTCCAGTTTTTACTACCTTTTTCCTGATTGCATCTCCTACACGACGGTACAACATTTGTTGCCACATCTTCTCCGCCCCTACATTTTGGACGTACGTGGTCAATGGTGAGTTTTTGTAAATCATAAGTTTCTCCGCAATAAACACATGTACAGTTGAAGTGCTCTTTGATGGCTCTTCGCCAGAGCCTTTTAGAATCTGAACTTGTCATGGTTATTAAATTGTGTAAATAGTGATCAGGGTTAGGTAGTAATGGAGTCATTTTTTAGTTCTGCTTTTTCTGTTAATAGATGGCTTTTGTTTTCTGCCTTTGGTTTTACTACCCTTATAATGGGCGGCATCCATTCCGTCACGGTTGCCATATGTTCCAAGTTTTCTATTAAGTTTGTTTGCATTGACTCTAATTGCTAGACCTTTTGGTGTTTTGTTGTATCTTTTTTGCTGCTTACGCCTTTTAGCGGCAGCCTTTGGATTCTTCTTGTAGTAATCAGAAGTTTTTGCCATATACTTTCCTCTTAACGAGTGAAGGGTCAACAGTAGGTAGAAGTTTATTTAATTTGTCTAAAGGACTACCGTCGTAGGCAACACCTGTAATATCGTTGGTTTTTAGCCAATCGCAAGCTGCTTTTAAATCTTGTGTAGTCGCTTCTCCACTCTTTATTCTATGTAGAAAGTCCTCGGTAACAAGATAGTGTAGCTCATTAAAGGTTTCTTCTGTTGCTTTTCTAGGTAGTTTCTTTAGTTCGTCCATTATTTTCCTAATAGGTTTTTCTTAACTAGCTCTACTAACTTATCATCAACAGTGTTATCTGTAGACTTTGCATATGCCTCTAGTAATTTGACTATCAGTTCTTTAACTGCTGTAGTTTTAATAAAGGCAAATAAAATTGGTTTAACTAATGTAATCATAATTCAGTGGTTGTAGTGGTTTTTTTGGCAGCTGCTTTTTTTTTCTTAGTTGCAGCTTTTTTAGCAGCTTCTTCACGTTCTGCTAGTATTCTTGATAGTGTACTCATTAGAATAGTTTAAATTTCTTTTTAGGTTTAGGGGGCTGTAAAGATGATATAGGGACAATGTCTTGGCATACTTTAGCCATCGTTGTATTAGGTCTATATGTAAACCCTTTACGCTGTAGATCTGCACATTTGCCAGCTCTTGTAAGCTCATGCTGAAGTTTCATTGTATCATACTGTATTTTTGCCATCTCTTTACATTGTTTATAGCCAGACTTATCTAAAGGAACCATGAAATTAATCTGAAATCCCCAGTTTTCTGCTAGTGTGTAACTGGTAGGCTGCATAAATTCATCAAGTGGTTTAGTATGATTGCCCATATAAAAAGGCTGGAATGTCATTGTACTTCCATTACAGCTTATATTTGGACCATAATACTGTCTACTCTGTGCTCCATTGTTTTGGAACTGTACAGCTTGGTTAGTTACGTTACCAGTAGCAGCAGCTACAGGGTTACTATTATTATTCGTATCTCCTTCTGCAAGTACGGGTGTACTTATTGAGAGAAGATAGAATAAGTAGATGTAACAGCGTCTGTAGTTATTGTTCTGTCTATGTCTATTGTTTCGATTGTACCGGCGGCTCTGCTGGTTGCTGTAAAGTTCCAGTCCAGTGAGTTGTCCGTTGGACTGTATACTGTATCTGTTGCTCCTATCCCACCGTCTCCAGTTACAGTGACGTTTGTACCACTGTAAGATTCGGTTGCCGCACCGATTACATCGTGAACTATAGTTTCTGTTATTACTTGATTTGTTGTTGTCGTTGACTGCATCGACCCTGTTGTAAACTGAGGCGTGACAGTGTTTGCTCTCGCTACTGCGGGTGACAACAGTGCTAAGAGAAGAATCCATTTTTTCATTATTTTGGTTTAGTAGGTTCTTTCTTATCGGACTTCTTACCATTACCTGTAGACAAGCCGAATGTGGCTAGGGCTCCCGTAAAAATCGAAGCGACGAAAGTGATATCGCCTGCCGTAGCTGACTTTTTGACCATAGGCAGCTCAACATAGCTTAATGTGATGATAAATCCTGACCAGATTACAACACCTAGACGCACTGCTGCACCTAGAACTTGCATCTGTTCATCATGGTCATCTACATTTTCTTTGAGCTTGGTGAAGATTCCTTTTTTTTCTGGCGGTTTTGTTTCCATTTATTTATCTTACCTTGTAGGAACTTCTGTAATTTCTTTTTAATTTGTTCTATAATTGGCTGAGTAAAAGTTGTAGCAGCTACCGCTGTAACAGCCGCTGCTGCCGCTGTAACAAGTACTTCAGTCGAAGGTATAGGAATGGGTGGTAAGGGTGGTAAGTTTAGTTTAGGAGGTGGTGGAGGCTCCGCAGTTTTTACTGGTTTAGCACCTTCTGGTTCTCTAAGATCACTAGGAGGTACAACCATAGGCACATAGTAAGGTACTTCAGCTGTAGGTAACGGTATTTCTACTGTATCAACATTTACTATATTAGGAACTACTATCTTCGGTATTTCCATCTTCAAGTTTCCTATGAATAAGGTGAATCTCCTAATATAGCAGTATCCCATGCTGCTTTAAGTTCAGTTTCTGTTGAAGCT